GGTTTCCGCGCACGAGCACGCTGTAAACGCATGACCACCACATCAAACCGCACAAACGCAAAGACTTCCAAAAGCGAGAAGCTTTTAGGCATCAATGACGTGGCCCAAAAGCTGGACATGAGCTACCACGAAGCGCGCAACTTTCTGGTGCGCGTGCCGGTCGCAAAGACTGGCGAACGTGGTGCGCACCTTTATCGCTTGGAAGACATCACAAAAGCGCGCGAAGCCAACGCCGAAGAAGCCGGCAACCAAGCGCTGCCAGGCACAAAGGAATGGCATGAGGTTGAAAAGATAAGGCGCCAAGTTGAAAAGCTGGACGTTGAGCTCGAAGGCATGCGCGGCAAAGTGCTGGACCGCGAAGAAGTGCGCGCCGGCGTTATGGCCATATGCCAAGAATTTGCCAAGCACTTGGATGAGCAAGAGGCCAAGTTGCCGCCGCTTGTGGCCGGACTAACGCCCACCGAAGCGCAGCCTATTATTGCCCAATACAACACCAAGGTGCGGCACGCCTTGAGCAATTATGCGGCGAATTATTGAGCAATGTTGCAAGGTGGCCTTTGCCGAAAAGGATACCGCCACCATCCCTGACTGGGCGCTGGAGCATGTGCGCTTGCGTGAATCGCCCTATGGCAATCAATTCCGCGCCAGTGAAACGCCTTGGTTGATTGAACCGCTGGCAGCTTTTGCCGCCCCAAGCACAGAGGAAGTTGTGCTAAACTGCGCCGCCCAAACTGGCAAAACTGTCTCGATGCAAGTGGCGACCGCTTGGGCAATAGCCAATCACCCAGGGCCAACCATGACGGTGATGCAGGACGAAGATGCTGCCAAAGACTTCAGCAAGGAGCGCTTGATGCCCATGCTTGAATCATGCGCACCCATTCGCGAGCAATTCCCGCGCGACCGCCACCGCAAGACCAACACCGAGCTTTTTCTAACAACTTGCACGCTCAAGCTTGGCGCCGCCAATAACAACTTCTTGCGCTCTTGGTCGATTCGTTGGCTATTTGGAGACGAGGTAAGCGCATGGCGCCCTGGTATGCTGGCAAGAGCTCGCGCAAGGACAACCCGCTATTGGAACCGAAAACACTGGTTGTCCAGCACGCCCGAGGAGGAAGGCAGCGACTTTGATGCGGCATTTCAAGCAGGCACTTGCGAGCACTGGCACCTTCAATGCCTTGGATGCAACGAGCTCTTTGCGCCGGCATTTTATGAGGTTGTGAGGTGGGACGCCAACGAAACCACCAAGCCAAATGGCGTTTGGGATTATGAGGAGGTTGCCAAGACGGTGCGCATGGTTTGCCCCCATTGCGACCATGCCCACGAAAACACAGAAGCCAATTGGAGAGCCATGAGCCGAGGCGGTTACAAAGCTAGCAACCCCAACCCAACGCCAAGGGTGCGCTCGTTTAGTTTTTCACAACTGGTTTTGCCGCCTTCAGTGATGCCATGGGCCGACCTGGTGGTTGATTTTCTGAAAGCCAAGCAACACGCCGCCGCCGGCTACATTCAGCCGTTGCGCGAATTTGTGACCCTACGCTTGGCCGAGCCATGGAAAGCCACCAACCACGTCGACATTGAAAAGGTGGTTGTAAAAGATTATGAGCCAGGCGCCGAATGGAAGGACGAAGCCACGCGCTTTTTGACCGTGGACGTTCAAGCATACCTTGAGGAATTTTGGGCGGTTTGCCGGTCATGGAGCAAAACAGGCGCCAGCCGATTGCTGACTTTTCGCCGGTTGACCTCATTTGATGACATCGAGGCAATGCGCAAGGAATTTAATGTTGCGCCACAACGCACCTTTTTGGATGTCGGCTACCAGCGCGCCAGGGTGTTGGCCGAGTGCGGTCGCTACGGTTGGATGGGCATGCGCGGTGAGGATGTTATAGATTACGCGCACAACATCAACGGGCACACAGTGCGCCGCATGTTTAGCAAGCCGACACGCGTTAGTGCTACAGGGCGCACAGCGCCGCCGGTATTTAGATGGTCCAACCCAACCACCAAAGATGTTTTGCAACTGTTAAAGAGCGGCAAAAGTCATCCTTGGGAAGTGTGCGACCTGGGCGATTTGGCCGACGAATATGCCAAGCAAATCGACAGTGAACGCAAACGAGAGGTGCTAGATAAGCATGGCCGCACCACATTGCGTTGGATTTCTTTCCGCGCAAATCACGCTTGGGATTGCGAATTGATGCAGGTTGTTGCCGCCTCAATTGCCAAGCTTTTTTCAACCGCTGACTAATTTTTGCGACAAATTGCCACCTATTTATAGATGGCAAGCGACATCAGCGGATTTCTCCGGCTCCAATCTAATTCATGGCTTACGACCCTTCAGCAAAGGGTTGCAGATGCTATTTTGTCCGGCTCTGTTTCCGTCTCCTTTTCCAACGCCAGCCAAAGCGGCACGCGTGAGCTCGTGATGCCTACCGACGAGCTTGCCGCACAACTTACCCCCATTTTAATCGAAAAAGGCATTGTGGCCGGCACCAAGCCGGTGCGCATGACCTTTGCACGTTTTTCCAGATGAGCGACCTTGTTGACCATAACGGGCGCCCCATCGCCATTGAAGCCGCGCCCAAAAAGCGCGCCAGCATCACAAGCCACTATCGCGGCACCGAGTCCAACCGATTCCGCACTTCCCTGCCCTACATTGTCAGCGATATTAGCAACACCTTAAACCGAGGCGCTAGGCGCCGGTTGATGGGATTTGCGCGCTGGCTTTACACCAACAACGGCATGGTGCGCGGTGCGGTCAATGATGTTAGCCGTTACGCGCTTGGCCCTGGATTAAAACCGCAAAGCCAAGCCGGCAATGTCTCCAAGGATTATGAAAGTTATTTTGCCGAATGGAGCAAAGTTTGCTCTGTAGATGGTCAATTCACATTTGGCCAAATGCAGCGCCTTGCCTCCATCCGCATGGACGTGGATGGTGACATTGGCTTCTTGATGGTGGGCCGCCAAGATGCTTTTCCGCAACTTCAGCTTGTCGAGTCTCACAACATTCTAAGCGAAGGCGCGCAGTATTATGGCGAAGGCCATGACGGCGTGAAAGTCTCGCCCGCTGGCCGTCCCACTGCTTACACGGTCAAGGATGGCGATGATTATCGAAGCATTAGCGCCAACAATTTCATTCTTGTTTACGACCCCGACCGCGTTGCGCAACTGCGCGGCGTGTCAGCGCTCACCCACGCCATTGACCACATTAGAGACGCAATTGATATTCTCGAATTCGAGAAGGTAGGCGTAAAGATGAACAGCGCCGTTGGGATGGCAATCACCACACAAGGCGGGATTGCTGATGATGGCACAAGCCTCATTGAAGATGGTTATGCCGCCGCCGACACTGGAACGGTGCCTTGGGATACCTTCCAGGCGGGCATGGTGCCACGCCTTAAAATTGGCGAATCAATTGAAAGCTTTGCCAGCAATAAACCATCCCCCGCTTTTGCTGGTTTCTTGGAGTATCTCATTCGCGACGTAGCTCTTGGTCTTGGCGTGCCTTACGAATTCGTGGTGGAACCCTCCAAACAAGGAACCGCTTCACGGTTCATCCTAGAAAAAGCCGCCCGCCGATTTGAAGAGCGCCAAGACCTTTTAATCTCACGCTTTTGTAACCGCGTTTGGGGCTGGGTGATTGCGCGCGGCATTAAGCGCGGCGACCTTCCGCCTAGCGACAACTGGTGGCGCGTCAACTGGCAGGCACCCAAGAAAATCACTGTTGACCTTGGCCGCGAAGCCCGCGCCAACCAGGACGCCATCAAGATGGGCTTGCGCACCATGCGCGAAGATGCCGGCGAACGCGGCCACGACTGGCAAGACATGCGCGACCAGGTTGAACGCGAAGCCAGCGACTTGCTGGAGCGCGCCAAGCGTTTGGCCGACGACTACAGCGTTTCAATGGAAACCGCCTTGCACCTTTTAAGCCAAAGGACACCAAACCCAGTTTTTAATAATGAAAACGAAATTGACGCATAAGTTGGCACATGAGCCATGGGCTATTCGCCCAGAGTATCACAGCACGCTCGTTGCTGCCGCTGAAGCGTATCATTACGACGAGGAAGAAGACGGCGGGCCTTATGAGCCACCCACGCCGGAGGAAGTCGACGGCATTGCCATCATCCACATTCACGGCCCACTGGGCAAAATGCTCACGGACTGGGAATTGATGTTCGGGATGACCGACTACGACGACATTGCCACCCAATTGGCAGAGGCAGACGCCAACCCAAACGTCACCGCCATTTTGCTGCACATCGACTCACCTGGCGGCACTATCACGGGCTTGCCCGAGCTTGCCGCCAAGATGCGCGCCGTTGAAAAGCCATTGGTTGCATACACAGAAGGCACCGCCGCCAGCGCGGCCTATTGGATAGCCAGCCAAGCCGACAACGTGCTTTTAAGTCAAAGCGCCGAGGTTGGCAGTGTGGGCGTTTACATTGCCTTGCTCGACCAAAGCGAATACTTGCGCAACCAAGGCCTGCGCGTTAACGCCATCGCCGCCGGTGAGAACAAGCTTGATTATGCGGATTTTAAACCACTGAGCGACGAAGCGCGGGAGCGCTTGCAAGCCAACGTCAACAAATGGCACGACCGCTTTAAAGACGACATCAACGTCAAGCGCACTGTGCCAGAGGCATCAACCACCGGCCAAGTTTACGAGGGCCTTTCAGCCGTTGAGGCGGGCCTTGCGGACGGGGTGATTGACGACCTCCAAGACGTGATTGCGCTGATGACCAACCTTTAACCAACACCACAAAAACAAATGAAAACGATTCTAGACTTAGTGAAAGCCAACGTTGAGCTGTCCAGCCTTGCGGGGAAATTGGACGAAGCCACCGAGGCCAACAAAAACTTGCAGGCAGAGATTGAAGGCGCAGCAGCAAGCCACGCCGACGAGGTTGCCAAACTTGGCGCACAACACGCCGAGGACATCGAAGCACTTGAGCAAAAAGTCAAGTTGCTTGAAGAGACAAATTTACTTCTTGAGGAGCAACAGAAGAGCGCCGCCGACAAAGCCGTTGAAATCGCGGCAAGCGTAGGCGTTGAGGCACCAGTTGAAGAAGCCACAAACGAGCCGGCACCCGAGGCATCTATGGACACCTTATGGCAGCAATATAATGCCATTGAGGACCGCCAAGAGCGCCGCGCTTTCTACCTTAAAAACATCAAAGAAAGACTCTAAAAAATGGCCAACACACTTGGGGGCATTAACATTGCCCAAATTGCCGAGCAATCGCTCGACTATCTATCCACACAGTTCCACCCGCTGCGCGCTTTTGCTCGCGATTTCTCAACCGACATTAGCGGAGCCGGCGAATCTGTAACCACCCGCGTTCCTTCCAGCATGACCGCCGTGGACTTGTCCAGCGGTTACACTGCGCAGGATGTCACGTCCACCGCCGTCACCGTTACCTTGAACAAATTCAAGGGGCACAGTGCAGCCTACACCGACATGGAAGTGTCCAAGGCCGGCAACTTTGATTGGTTGTCTAGCGTGTTCTTGGCGCCCGCTCTGGAGGTCACCCTGGACGCCGTTATGGACGACTTGCTTGCTTTGGTGCTAAACGCTAACTACAGCGCCAATGAAGTCATTACCGCCGCCAACTTTGACGTGGACGAAGTGGCCGACCTGGCCGCCGACCTTAGCACCTCCAAAGTGCCCAAGAGCGAGCGCGCGTTGATTCTGCCGCCTTCCTATTACGCCAGCATTCAAAAGGATGCCATCGTTCAAGATGCTTCCAGCTACGGCACCCCAGCCGGCGTGCAAGAAAATGCTGCGCAGCGCGTGCATGGTTTCAACCTGTATGAATACACCGGCATTCCTGCCAACAGCGAGAACCTTGCCGCCATTGCGCTGCATCCTTCCGCTCTGTGTTTGGCCGCTCGTCAGCCAGCCGCACCTACCGACGGCAGCGTGGACGTTGCAGACATCCAAGACCCAACCACCGGCCTGCCTATCCAGCTCCGCACCTGGTATGACAACACCGCCGGCAAACATTACTTGTCCATGGGTGTGCTTTACGGTGTTGCCGTTGGAAACGGCGCCGCACTGAAGCGCATTAAGTCTGCTTAATAGCATGGCAAACACTATCCAGGGAGTTCACCTTGAAGCTGTCAGTGAGCAAATGCTTGATTTGCTTTCTGATAACTTCTTTGCGTTCTCTCTGGTTAGCCGCAACTTCTCAACCGAAGTCAGGGAGCGCGGCGACCGCACAGTGACCCGCGTTCCCTCTTCGGTCACGGTTAAAGATTTGTCCACTGGCTACAGCGCCAGCGATGTAACAAGCACAGCAATCGAGATTGCGCTTGATAAGTTTAAAGGCTTTTCAATGTCATTTACCGACTTTGAAATTTCAAAACTCAAAAGCTCGACTATCTTGGAGCGCACCTTTTTGCGCCCTGCGATAGATGCCACCGCGCGCGCTGTCTCTGATGATTTGTTGGGCCTGATTACGCCAAGCAACTTTAGCGCCTCCCAAGTCAGGACTGCCACCGCATTTGACAGTGATGACTTGGCAGACGCTGCCAGCACTTTGACAACCAACGGGTGCCCGCAATCACTTCGCACCGTGATGTTGAATCCAAACTACACTGCAAGCTTGTCCAAGGACGGTTTGTTGATGGATGCCGGTGCATATGGCAGCGCAAGACCTTTGCAAGAAGGAGAGCTTTCAACCATTTACGGTTTTGGCGTGTCTGAATATCAAGACATTCCGACAGCCAACAACTTGCAAGGATTCTTTTGCCACCCGTCCGCGCTATGCATTGCAGCGCGCCAGGTAAGCCGCCCGCTCTATGGCAACGTGGAAGTCATCGACAACATTGAGCCGCGCACAGGTTTGCCATTTCAGACAAGAAAATTTTACCGCCCAACCGAGGGCAAATGGTATCTCACCGTTTCCATCCTCTACGGATGCAGTGTGGGCAACCAAAACGCTTTAATTAGAATCACCGACCAATAAATCATCATGATATTTAAGACCTCATTCACTGTTGGATTTTTGCCTGATGGCTCGCCCGAGCTTATTGCCATGGGCGACCCAGACACATGCAAAGCCGCATTCATTGCAGAGCGGGAAAACCCGAGCGGCAAATATGCCGGCGTGAGCGTTTACCGCAAACCACCTTATTGGAAGCGCGCAGACTTACCGCTCGCGCTTCCTAAAACCAAAGCCAAAGCCACCAAGAAAAAGGCAACCGCCTAATTCGCTCGTTGTTTGTTCGTTAGGTCACCACACCCGACCCAGGC